AAAACAGTGTGGAAATAGCAATGCTTCCATTCTGCTTCGACATCACTAACGATGAAAAGAACAGACTCCGTATCGAGGGTCTTGTGAACACATTCCTCGACACAATCAAGTCTGGTGACGGCGGAATCGAACGCAATTCCCGCGCATACTGCAACGCCAAGAACAACACATCTGCAGTGATCGATGCGAACCAGCTGGTGCTCGATCTCTTCATCATTCCTAAGAAGATCGTTGAAGTGATCCGCCTCAATACCATCATTGCCAAGTCCGGCGTAACATTCGAAGAGGTCATCCAGTAATGGCAAATCCCGAAGCCATTAGAAAGAATGTAGCTAAGGCGAAAGAAGGTCTTGAAAGGACCAAAATCCCAGCTCTTAATAAGAGTCTGAAATCTAAGAAGGATCAGCTTTCAGCTGAAAAAGATCCTTCTATGAAGAATGCTATAAGAGCTGAAATCAAGTACATTCAGGAGAAGATCAAAGCGGCGAGGGCTGGTGTTCCCATAAGTGAGGATAGAAGCATGAACATTCTTGAGAAGATCGACAGGCATCTTGGTAAGAAAAAAATGCTGAATGAGAGCAGTAATTCTGGGTTGCTTTCTATGTCTGATATGGAAAGGTTAGGTAATCTTTCTGGAAATGACATAGCAAGATCGTTTAAAAATAGCGGTGAGTATATTGGAAACATGGTAGTAAAAGGCAGTGAATTCAAAGGATTCACTGCTGGGCATGACAAAGTTCAAGCCGTATACCAAATCATTTCAATAGACCCAGACGCAGAAAGCGAATCATCTTCTGGTAAGGTGTTTATTAGCATCGATGAGAAAAACCAGCTGCATGGAGAATGGTAATGAAAAAACCACTGCTTGAGCGAATCGACAGGCATCTTGGTAGGAAAAGGGTGCTGAATGAGCAAAGTGCAAGCACAGAGGCTTTTGCTATAGTAGGAGAGTCCGAAGGTGGCACAGTGTACTGGAAAAAATGGACGGGAGATTCTGTTGCTGGTAGACCAGAATGGACAAACCAATTTGGTTTGAATGTTCTATATCCATCCAGACGAACAGCTGAAAGAGGTCAACAGTCCAGACATTACCATGATGATGGAATTGATAATGTAAGGATTGTTCCTGTAAGCATATCTGTGTGAGGAATGCGAATGGATAAAGAACTGACATTCAGCAAGTACCTAATGAATGAGGCAAAATTCGGGGTAACTCCTAGAAAAGATGTAGTTGATACTGTTGATGGGCATCTAGACAGTGCTAAAAATAGAGCCATGACGGTCATCCGCGATAGATTGAATCATGTCCACCGGATAGGCGATCATGAGGAAATAGCTGATGCTGTTAATCGTGAGCTATCAAGGATGAATAGGGAATTTGTTGCGGAATTCACTCAATGGATAAATACTAGAAAGTGGTAAAAACCTGCTGCACATGTAAGCTGGATAAAAATTTAGATGAATTTCATTTAATGTCTTCATCTAAAGATGGTCATCATTATAGATGCAAATCATGCAAAAAAGAGTTGAATAAAAAATATCGGCAAAGGCACCAAACAAAATTGTTGGCTAAAAAGAAAGAATATAGAGAAGCTAACAAAGAGAAAATTTCAGAATCCAAGAAAAAATGTTATCGGGCTAAACGAGATGAATATTTACAGAAACGTCGAACATATTGGCATGAAAACAAAGACTGGTTAAATGAAAAGCAGAAAGAATATTATGAAGCTAATAAACCAGAGCTGATAAAAAAGATGGTAGCATATAGAAAGAATAAATATCATTCAAACTCATCACATCGGATAAGAATGAATTTATCCAGAGGGATTTGTAAAGTTTTAAAAAACACAAATGTGTTAAGTTGGAATCTACAATGAATTTTGTGGGATGTAATATAAACGAATTAAAACTACATCTTCAAGGAACAGCTATCAAAAACGGATATGCTGGTTTTGATATAAGTGATTATTCTGGAAAAGAATTTCATATAGACCACATCAGACCATGTGCGTCTTTTGATCTTACTGATCCAAAACAACAAAAGCAATGTTTTCATTGGAGCAATCTTCAGATTTTATCGGCATCAGAAAACATGGTAAAATCTGATAATATCGCTGCCTAAAGGAGTACAATATGGCTGTAAATTTAACTGTTGAAGGTAGAATGGCAGCTATTGATGACATCCAGAGAGATTTTCTATTTGAGGTGCATATCCCAGAAATAGGCAGTCTTACTGGTGGAGCTATCGATCAGGAAGGGTTGATTATCCGCGCCAAAACATGTGCCATTCCTGCACGGGGAAACGATACTATCGACTCGTTCTTCAATGGAACTAAGCAAATATTCCCAGGCCGTCCCACGTTCAGCAACCTGCTTGCAGTAGGAGTAGACGAATCAGAAGACCAGATCGTCATGAAAGCACTGTATGAGTGGAGACAGATCATATTCGACACTGATCCTAACTCCCCAACTGCTGGATATTCGAAAGCCGCCAACAAAAGAGCACTTTCTACCAAGATCGTCTTGAGGCAGTATAAATATAATGGGGACCCTCTGGACAACGACATTGTTTTCTATAATGCCTGGCCGTCTGGAGTCGATGAAGTTGCCCTCAATATGGAAGGAAACGGTAAGATTCAGTATCCAGTTACTTTTACTTGGGATTTCTGGAAACTAGAACCTGCCGGAGGATAATCTCTATCTGTTTGGCTCACGTTCGTAAGAACAATGCCGGTTCGTTAAACTGAGGGCATCTTGAAGGAGAATCGGCATGCCCCCCTTAATAAATAATGTAGAACTGACAGACTTCTTTTTCGGAGGTCCGCCTAGTATAGCTGGAAAAGGATTGGCTAGCAATCTAAATCCTTTCGGCAAAGAAATACAGCGGAACTATCGGTACTTCGTTACTATCCCGCCTAATTCTTTCTTCCCATCGGCAATACAGGGAAGCATGATTTCCGATATCGGTAAAATGCCGCTGATACGCTCATGGCATGTTAGATCTATAACCATACCTCAATATTCTTTTAAGAAAGAATCTCAATACTACGGTCCAGTTCCACGGTCGTTTGCCCTATTGGAGCATGACGGTTTTGAGGTAAGCATAGAATTTGAAGAAGACAACTACGGTACCATAGGCAATCTGATTAACTGGCTTCAGAGATGTCCCATAGATTCTAGAACTGGAAACTATCGTGCACCTGAAGCCTATCAGATACCTCTTATGATGGTAGTAAGTGAAGACGATAACGGAGTTCCTATAGGGATCTACAGCTTATCCCACTCTTTCTATACCAATGCACAGGGACCCATTTTCGACTATGCTCAAAGCGACTCCATCAAATATACAGTAACTTTCAATACAGACATCATCAATAGTTTTTTCCCTAAATCCTGGGCCATCGGTTCTCTAAGAAATTTATTGCCGATATGAGGTAGAACATGACCATACTAAGTAAGCTTGAAGTTCTATTGGAAAACTCTAGATACGAAGACTATTTTTCTGTACCGGATTCTGTACTTAGCGAAGATGGGTATGCGGGGCTGATAACTGGTCCTATTAAACTGGCCTTCGGTGCTCTAAAACTGCCTTTTAAAGCGGCAAAAGGCGGATATAAGTTCGTATCTAAAGCAGCAAAGACGATAGACGGCATATTAGACAAGATAGATATAGCCAAATTCCAGAAATCAATTGGAGCCAAAGACCTAAAAGAGGTAGACCTCCATCTAGCTAGAATGAGAATAGATGACGATGATTTCAGACCTATATTAAACGATCTATTTACCAAGCTCAAAAAATCCCGCAAACGGAATGAAGAACTCTATAAGTCGCTGAAACCGATATATGAAAAGCACAAAAAACGCGAAATAGAATTCTATGAAAAGAGGCTGAGGACTGCTGTAAAGAACGACAACATACAGGATCAGGAACTCTATTCGAATGCTATACTAGCTATGACTGCTGAGGTGGAAAAAGATTCGCCTCTGTACGATGAAATCACATCTGCTATTTCAGAATTTCATGATGTGAAGAGCAAAATGGACTATGAATCTATATATAGAAAGGTAGAGACTGAGGACGGTCCTCAGGAAGCAAGATCCAAAGAAGAACTCGCAAAAGTCCCAATAG